ACAGTTGTTAACGGTATTACAAAGGTATTCAAAAGAGTGATAACACCAAATGATGTTAGACCATTCTTTGAATTTTTCTTACCAGAAAAAAACGTATTAGGGGTTTCATCTATTATTCAAAGAGACGGTACTGCATATTCAAATGTTCCTACAGCACAAGAATTCATGGGTGCTCAGGGTAGATGGTATGAGGTACCGGCACTTGCTGATGATAGAGTGTTTATTGCTGACCCTTCAAAACCATCCGATGACCCAGCGATTAAAGTTGGGACATATATTCAAACACAAAATAGATTCATTACTGAATTTACACCTGAAGGATTTTTAAAGATTACTTTTGGTGGTGGAACAAACACGGCTGAAGACCAACTTAGAGAGTTTACAGCACTTGATGTTCCATTGAAGATTCAAAGATACCAAAACAATTCAATGTCTTTGGGTTCAGCTCCAACTGCCAATACAACAATATTTATCCAATATAGAATTGGTGGTGGACAAGCAACCAACTTGGGTGTAAATACAATCACTCAAATTGGGGCGGTTGATTTCTTTGTAAATGGTCCATCAGATATTCTTAACACATCTGTAATCAATTCATTAACATGTAATAACGTAACTGCGGCTATTGGTGGAGCGGGTTATCCGTCAACTGAAGAAGTTAGAAACTATGTAACATTTAACTTTACAGCACAAAACAGAGCGGTAACTATTCATGACTATGAGGCGATTATTAGAAACATGCCTGGTGAGTTTGGTGCTCCTGCCAAAGTATCAATCACAGAAAACAACAATAAGATTAATGTTCAAATATTATCATATGATGCTAGTGGAAACTTAACATCTGAAGTATCACAAACATTAAAGAATAACTTGGCAGAATATCTTTCAAACTACCGTATGATTAACGACTACGTTACAATTGGAAGTGCTGAGGTAATTGACTTGGGTGTTGATGTGTCTGTTGTATTGGATGCAACTCAAAACCAAGGTGTTGTTATATCAAGTATTATTGATAGGGTTACAACTTTCTTTAGCCCTGCTGTTAGAGGATTGGGTGAGAATATTGTATTGGCAGAATTGAATAGAATTATCCAAGACGAAAATGGAGTGTTAAGTGTTACCGACATTTCAATCTTTAACAAAGTTGGTGGACAATACAGTTCGGCTCAAACATCAATGCCTTATTCAGATGACGCAACTAAGAAAATCAGTTTGGTAGACAATACAATCTTTGCACAACCAAATCAGATATATCAAATTCGTTTTCCAGCAAAAGATATTGTTGTTAGAGTTAAGAATTATCAAACAACTAACTTCTCATAATTTATTTTATTGAAACATAAACTATCTTTTATAAAATAGTGTATAAACTATTTATGAAAGAAAGTAATCGGAATGTCCAAAACGTATAGAATTCGCACACAAGTTGGTGTTGATAGACAAGTCAACATTGAAATAGACCAAGATTTTGAACAATTGGAGATATTATCTCTGAAAGTTAGGTCTGAAGAAATTTATACAAGAATGTGTGCCGATTATGGTGTTGTAGTTGGTCGTGTTGTTGCCAATGGTGGTTATGGTGTTCCAAATGTTAGATTATCTGTATTCATACCATTAACCGATGATGATGCCAATGATGAAATTATTTCATCTCTTTATCCTTATAGAAATGTTAATACAGATGTTAACGATGATGGTTATAGATATAACTTATTACCATACGTACAACAACATACAGGACACGTCCCAACAGGAACTTTTCCAACAAGAGAAGATGTACTTACAAATCCAGCCTTAATTGAAGTTTACGACAAGTATTATAAATTCACCGTCAAAACAAATGGTAGTGGTGATTATATGATTATGGGGGTTCCAATTGGAACTTATACTTTGGTTATGGATATGGACTTATCTGATATCGGTCCTTTTTCTTTATCACCACAAGATTTAGTTAGAATGGGTAGAGCAACTGCCGACCAAATTGATGGTGGTACTTTTAAGAGCTCAACAAATTTATTTGAATTACCACAGATTGTTAACATTAATCAAACAGTAAATGTTGAACCATTTTGGGGTCAACCTGAGATTTGTCAGGTTAGTATTGCACGACATGATTTTGATTTAAGAAAAGAGGGTATTGAAATTAAACCAACATCCATATTCATGGGTTCTTTGGTGACGGGAATTAATGATGAATCAATTACCAAAAATTGTAAACCACCTAAAGACATGGGTAACCTTTGTAATCTACAAACAGGACCTGGTGAAATTATTGGTATTAGACAAACAATCTATCAAGATACTGATGGAAAACCAATCTTAGAAAGGGCGACATTACCAAGAGGTGGTAAAGTTATTGATGCCGATGGTACTTGGTTAATGGAAGTTCCAATGAACTTGGACTATGTGACAACAAATGAATTCGGGGAAACAATTTTTAGTAAAGACCCAAGCATTGGTATTCCAACAAAAGGAAAATATAGATTTAAAATAAAATATGCTCAACCTGCTAATTTTGAAACCAATGAAATTAGAAGAGGTTATTTCTTGGTTCCAAACATTAAAGAATATGGTTGGACTAATTCAACGTCAGACCCATATTATTCTGTAAATGTTTTAGGTACACCATATAAACAAGTGTTAGGTTCATATTATTTTGGACTTGATTGGAGTGGATACACTAATCCACAAGACGCCATTGAATGTAAGGATACTTTTTATGAGTTTCAATATAATAAAGTATATACCGTTGCCGGACTTATTGACCAATATAAAAAAGGAACTAATAGGTCTAAATTTATTGGTATTAAAGAAATCACGGACCCATCATGTGCTAGTGAAAACAATAGATTTCCCGCAACAGATGGTGTTAGGAATTTTGATTTCTTTGTGTTCTTAGTTAATAATGTAATACTACCATTAAACTCAATATTTTTAATAGTATTGACACCAATACTACACGTATTATCTATTGTTTGGGAAATACTAAAACCATTAATTGCTTTTATATATGGTTCATTATTATTAATAATTTCTGGTATTTGTAAATTTATTAATTGGTTAGGTGCAGATTTAGATTGTCCTGAGTCAAAAAGTTTTAGTGATATATTTGATGTGTTAGGTAATCCATTTGTTAAAATAACATTACCAAATTTAAGTTATCCTGATTGTCAGGCTTGTGATTGTACACCAGAATCTGTACCAGCGGATAACGAACAAGCATCATTAGTTAAAAATGCGTCACAACAAAACTCAACATCTTTAAATGTTGATTTTTTTACAATATCAAATTGGGGTGTTGAAATTAATGAACATAAAGAAGTTTTTGCTGGACAAGCTAATGACAATTGGGCAATTAGAACACCAATTAGAAACGTAGATAAAAATGATTATGACTTTATTGACAATTTACCACCATGGGAAGTTATTAATAAATTTAACTTAAAGTCAAAGTACTTTGATACTGATAGGTATGCTGGTTCAAACAGAATTAAAGTTCAAATTGAGCCAGGAATTAACCCGACAAAAAACCACTTTGATAATATCATGGCGGTTTTTGTTGACCCAAATACTGAAAGTTATTTCCCATCAGGTAAGTTAATTTCTTTTTCACAACCAAACTTATCAAAAGACCCAAACTTTTCTGCTTATACAACAGGAGATTCAACAGGTATTACAGGTACTACAAATATTGGTGGTAGTATTGTGGTAAATTACGCCAACCCATCAAATTCAACAAACCTACAAACGGTAACTTATAGTTTATCAGGTTCAACAACTGGTACTACTAAAGAATATAGATTTCCGACAGATATAGAATATTTTCAAGTAATCACAGGATTAACTTATAATGAATTTATTACACAAAATGCGGTAACACAACCAGGTACATCTGTTTGTAATTATATAACATATACGGTTAGGAATGATACCATAAATCCAATTGTATTTGATTATACGGACAATAATGGGGTTACACAAACAACAACAATTGGTGTTCTTGTGGACCCTGATTTTGGTACAGTTTATGGTGCGACCGAAAATATATGTGCTTGTGAAAATAGTTTAACAACAACAGCATCAACATCTGAATATACTATAATTTTACAGACACCATGTACACCACCACCAAATACAAGTTTGGTCTTTAACGACAGTTTATATAATCAATTAAGTCAACCTATTAAATTATTTAGAGAAGATGGTAAAGAAGGTGAAGACACCTATTCAAATTATCTTGGTCAATGGGTTGGTGGTAATCTTAATCTAATCTTTATGGTTAGAGGTGTTGACCCACAAAGTGGAAGAAAGAAAATTAAGTATGATTTATCAAGAATTTTTGGATATAATACCTATGGTAATAAAATTGTTGAAGGAGAATTCTTTTTAAATATACCCGTTCAACCAGGTCTTAAAACTGTACGACATAATTTATTAACTGCAAATACTGATAATCAAAATGGTAGTTATTTGTATTACCCATCTTATCAATATACTGCAGGAACACAATATTCTGCATATACAACAACATTACAATCTTACTATTCGGCATTAGATACTTCACAAATTAATACTTATTTACCAACAACAAGTAATGGTGATAGTTTATTGACTAGTGGTATGATTGGGACTGGAACTCAGGGTCAATTATTAGGTTATAGTAATACACCATCAGGAATTGCGTATGATGGTTATGAATATATTGAAGGTGGTTCATTTATTTGGTATGGTAAATTTGATGGTGGAAATAAAAAAGGTGTAAATAATAATTTAAAACCGCAATATTATTATGCACCATCTTGGGCTAGATACAGTCCAGGTAATATGGTTGTTTATAGTAACCGAATGGTTATGAGAGCGGACAGATTACCAACAGGTACTGTATTAAATACCGTAGACAATAACGCATTTGCTTGGCAAGCATCAAATAGTTTAACATATAATTTTTATAGTGATAGTGGAAGTGCTGAAACCGTAGTTCCTGTACCAAGTTTTTCTTTTGGTGATGCGACAGGTGGTGCTGATGTTGTTACAGGTGGAACAATGAATAAGGTATTAGAGTCGTTCTCTTGTGCTGGTATGGTTGACTTAAATTGTTTTCAAGGTATTGGTACCAACTTTACCGTATTACCGGCAACAAATGACTGTAATACAAATCTTGGTGGACCTGTAGTAGTTAATGGTTGTTATAGTATTGTCAATAAACCATTAGTTTCTTTGTTTGGTAGAAATAATGACTTTACATTGATAGCCCAATGGGTATCAAGATTTAGACTAACATTTGCTATTTGTAGAGGTGCCTTATCACATACATTTGTAAATGCTTGGGTTAATGGAACTTTATTTGCGTTTCCATTTGAAAACAACGTATTCTTTGATTCCGATAATAAACCATATGTTAGAAGTGTTAATCCACTCAATGGTAATGTTAATTATACTTTCTGTGCTGATGTTTTAGTCTTTGACCCCGAGTCAAGTAACTATTACTACCGTTCAAGTCCTTGGAATGGAAGTGATTTTATTGGTAAAGATTCACCAACAAACAATAGTAATGATGTTAATAAAAAAGATTTCTTGTTTCCAACAACAATTCTTGACTTAGGACCAAAATACATTTGGACTAAAGATGTTAACTTATCACCTGATTACTATGGATATCAGATGGACAATCTAACGGCAACAAGTTGGAGTAGTGAGAAAGACTTATTACAATTATTTGTTATATCAAGATTAGTAAATTCCAATTACTTAAGTCAAATTTTTGGTGTTAGTAATGGTTCTGTGGCTTCTTTATTCAGTAGAAACGAAGATAGGGTTGATGGTGATTATGCTCAGATGTTACAGATTAACTCTCAATATGGTATCGTACCATTTACTGCTGAGAATTATGTTGACGACCCAAATACTACTTCAGACAATCCAATTTACGTTGATGGTGATTCCAAAGGTAATCCTGTATTTGGTGTGTTCTATAGTGGATTCACACAAGAAAGAGATTTGATATCACCAAGAAGATTGAATAGAAACTTAACGGGTAGTACATTAATCGCTGACTACTTGGGAACTAAATCACAAGAGGTTCCATTTTATACTTGGTACAACAATGGTTGGGGTAGTCCATCACAACCGTCAATATTTGGTAATCAAGAAAACACTTGGTCTAGTTCTAAATTTACATATTCAGCTTACAAACAAAAATACCAAAGTATTGATAGATTAAACGCACCTATGTTTATCGGTGGAAACCAATACATTCAAAACCGTACAGGATATATTTTCCAAAGAAACGCTCAGGGTGGAAACGAACCTGCGATTCTTCCTGGTACATTAAATGAGACAACATTAACAAGTGCTCCTTGGTACTTCTACTTTGGATTAAAGAAAGGTGCATCTGCAATGGATAAATTTACACAACTTTATATTGGAATATCAGAATGAGTCAAGAAACAGATTTCATAGTAGTTAAACCTGATTTAAAGTTTAAGTCAGCTCCTGAGGCAGATATAACTCTTCAGGTTGGTATTAATCAAACTCAATCTCAAGTTATTGAATATGATAGAACGGTATCTGTTAACTTGGCAACATTGTTTGATGCTGAAAGACAAAAGGCGACAACATTCAGACCAACAATTAAAATTTCTTATATCTATGAAAACAATTTGGTTGGACATACCGATTATACTATTTTTAGAGATAGTTTATTTTATGTAAATCCTGAAGTTTCAATTATCAATGGTATATGGAGTGGATTACCATCGTTCCAAGAATTTGAATTTATTAGAACTGATATTGATTCATTACAATTAGATTTTGTTACTAAAAGTAGTTCAACATACAATTGGAATATTGTTTTATCATATCCATATGAAAATGACTACAATGTTCAGATGCAGTATTATTATCAAAATGGAACATCACTTCCAGCTTGGGTGTCAGGTGATGGAATACCATTTAAAATTACAACAGGTTCTGATAATGGAATGCCAATCATACAATTTGTGTGTCCTGTAACACACGGATTAACTATAGGTCAATACGTTCAATTATCATTTAATTATGATGACATGAATTTATTCCAAGTTAGTAGTTTGGGAAACAACACAATTGGTTCAGATGCTTACATATTCAATTTAAATAATGTTGGATACACAGGTAGTACATTTGCTGCAGGTGTTACAGGTGTGTTTAAAAGAATTGCCGATATTAATAACTCAGGGGAAACAATGTCAAGGTATTATGTTAGAAAACATAAGATTATAACAAATCCTCACGATTCAATTATTACAAGAAATGGTTTTGAGTTAAACCCATTTGATGATGGTGCGATGTATCAGTTCTCATCATTAACACCAAATAAAGTTAGTAGAATCGCCAACTACCAAAGTTCAAACACGTACAATACAACATTTGCTCGTGACTTTGAATTATTAACTCAATTAGACAACAACAAGAAACCTTTAACACAAATATTTGCAACATTCCAAAATGTTGGGTACTTTGGTTGGTTTAATAGATTAAGACGTGGTTGGAAAATGAATATGACACCAAATGAAACAAATCCTTGGTGGGATACAACAAATCCATTATCAACCGAAGATAATCTTACATCAGGTTATACCAAAACACAAAATGGTGTGACATATGATTTTACAGTTAACCTACCAAGATATAGTGGTGATACGATGTATGGTGATTGGTGTGAGTGGAATGATTTTGAACAAACCGAAAGGGTTATCTCTGAATATATGAACAAGATAACTTATAATCAAAAGGCATTTACAATACCATCAACTGCTAGTACAAACACAAGTGGTTTTTATTATCAAGTTCATAATCCAATAACATTAAGAGTATTTTCTGATTATGTTGAAACCGCTCAACCAGTTGGAATTGAAGATATTCCAAACTATGCTTATTTCAGTAACAATAACAAATTATGGTTATGGAGAGATATTTACACATATGGTTATGTTGATAATTTAGGTAGGGGTGTTGAATTTCCATATTTAAATAATGCTCATTACCCATTCCAAAATATACCTTTTAGATTATACCCTGAAGGTGCGTCATTTGACATAACAGAATTGTACCAAGTAGTCCCAGACCCAATCATAGATGGATGCGAATAAAGTAAGAATACTGTTTGATAATCAAACAAAATTTTTGAACATTCCTTTGGAGCAATCTTGGGATATGTATGGACAACAATTGGACCTTGAAAAATACGAGGAAGATGTGTTGGAAAAAATTCTTAACCCAAATGATGACTTTGAGGTAACAAGATTTGACCACCAAACTTATGATGTAACAAAGACATCAATCAATTATGATTTTTACTTGTATGAAGAAGATTCACAACAATGGTTAAATTCGTACCAAGCAAAATTCTCAACAAATCAAATATACTACTTTGAACCACCATTTGATAAATCTTTTTGGAAAATAGATTTTTATGATAGTCCAACACCAAGAACACAAAAATCTTATTTTACGGTAATACTTCCCGTTCAACAAGGATTAACTCAAGCCACGGTGTTAAACAATACAACACCAGTTACAATTAGAAAACCAAAATATGTTTTGGATTATATTGGTGATAAAGAAGGTTTCTTCCTTTATTGGTTAAAGGGTAGAGGTTTCTTAAACATCAACACATTTTATATGACAGCCAAATTCTTTGATGGCAGTACAGGTCAATTCATTAAAATGATGAATACCCAACAAAACTTATTACCAAATATGTATGACTTTCCACCTGAGAGTTATTTCTATTATAAAGTTGATTTGGATTATTTAACACAAACATATCAGGTATTTAATTATCCAACAGGAAACAGAGCGGGAACCGTAAGTAATCCCATAAAATGGTATGAATATACAAACCCATAATGGAATCACAAACAATGTACGTTAGGGTATCCCCTGAAGTATTAAAAACAATTATACATGATGTAACCTATTCAGGTGAAACATTTGGTGTTTATTCATCTATGACTGAAACATTGACGGGTGGTACAAACAATACGTCAACGTTAACAGGTTTAACCGTTCCAATTTTGTTATTACAGAATACTGTGGACATGGGATACTATTCGGTATTTGATGGTGCCATTTCACAGATTAATGTTGTAAACAATTTTATATTCTCATCCACGACAGGAAACCCATTTACTTGGAATGTTTATAATACTGCTGATGTAGAATTTAATGCCTATCTGGAACTCTCACAATATTATTTAGATTGGGGTGATGGAAGTCCTGTTATACCCGTAACGGCATACACACCAAATTCTTTGGTACACACTTATAATTCTAACCCAAGTGGTTATACAATTACATTATCACAAAATAGTCCTTGGGGTAATACAAAGGTATCAAAAAATATTAAAACACCATATGTTGAAGTTCCTGATTTTAATTCAAGTGGAACTGCATACTTTACACCAAATACTGGTTCATGGAGTGCAACACCAATATCCTACGATTATATTTTCACGGGGGATAGTGTTAATTTAGTTGATGCTCAAGTATCATCTGATTACGTAACTGTACCATTTACAATTAGTGGATATACTGATTCAAGGATTAATGACCTTGCACAATACGGACAAAACAAGTTTCAATTATTAGTACCTGTTCAGAAAAATAATGTTGATTATGGTATCATAACAGAAATTAATTTAGTTTACACAGCATATACAATTCAAGATATTGATTACTATGATTATTCTGATGGAACAACAATATACTTTACACAATCATCAGGATTAACCGCAGATTGGATGGTTCAAGAACCAATTGTAAAAGATGAATTACTTTTAGGAATAATTTCTCAACCAGAAGTACAATCTAATGTATTTATTGAAAGAGGTAAAAACTCCGCACTTGAAAGGGTACAAAGGATAGGCGAAGTGGACAATCTCGGAGACCTAATAAAATATGGATATAGATTTTTTAATGTAACATAAAATGGCAACAGGAACATACGGAACAATAAGACCGGCAGATGTATCACCCGAAGACGTGAGCATCATAATGAATTACACACCATCAAGAGATGTAACAGATGACTTTCTGTTAACTAGTCTTGACGCTGCGGCAATATTGAGACCATACTTTAATAACGCAAGTACTGGTGGAAATACAAACGAAATATTGGGTGGTCTTTATAATTTAAGATTACCTGCTGATGTGTTTACTCAAATTGGTATATACACATTGTATATTAGACCCGCTGAAATAAGAACAACAATTACTGATTGTGGTGTTTTATCGGCACTTCCAAACGTAAAAGGTATTGTTATTGATTTAAGTAATGTGCCAAGCCAATATGTCAACAAATTTGTTGCCCAAGGACTTGTTGGTTTTAGAGTTGAATATTTAAATGCTGATGGCAGTAAAATACCTAACTTTTTTAGAATTATAACATCAAACTTTTATTGCGAACCAGTTATTCAAAACTTAACTAACACAGTACAAAAGGCGGTTAGATATAGATATACGGAAGGTCAAACTAATTTGGTATTCTGTACTTTATCACCAAGTTCATCACCAACAAACAAACCAAATG